CGAGCCGAGAGGATGATGGAGTTGAGGCGGGAAGGGAAAAGCATTAAGGAGATTGCCCGCATATTTGAAGTGAGCCCGAGAACGGTGCAGAGATGGCTGAAGGCGGTGGAGGTGGCCTCCCCAAATTAAAATTTAAAAATAAAAATGCAAAATTACAGAGCAAAAGTTAAAAGTTTTTGAATTTCGATTATGACTGACTTCAACCTATCTCATCTAAACCGCATGGACACCCAACGCCTCGCCAACTATCGCACCAACCTGGATTTCTACCTGGGAAATCATTGGCCCACCACGTCGCCTGCCCGCCAAGGCCTGGCAGGCGGGCGCCACCGCCAGCTCGTCTTCAACTATGCTAAGGTCTCCGTTGACAAGGTCACCAGCTTTCTTATGCAGGGACTCGGCTTTGCCTGCTACCCCACCGATGCCCGCTTGTCATTGCGAGGAGCGCAGCGACGAAGCAATCTCGAAAGTGAAGAGACCAAAGCCCGCAGGGCCGAGCAGATCCTCCGCCAGGTCTACGAGGACAACAACCTTCAGCAGCTCGATTACGAGACCGAAGTCGACGCCGCTGTCCTGGGAGACGGCTGCTACAAGGTGATATGGGATACCGACGGGAAGCGAATCCGTATCACCGCTCCCGATGTCTCCGGCATCTATGCCTGGTGGCTCGGGGATGACACTTCCAGGGTGTGTAGAGTCGCTTCGCGATACACGCTTACTCAGGATGAGGTCCAGCTTCTTTATGGCCAGGCCACCCGCCTGCCAAGCCTTGGCGGGCAGGTTGATAAGAAGGCCGCCACCATCACCGAGGTCTGGACGGATAAGGCATTCGACATATACCTGGATAATGACATCATAGAGTCCAGCCCCAACCCTTATGGCTTTATCCCGTTTATCATCTTCCCCAATGTAAAGCAGCCCAAGCACTTCTGGGGTGAGTCCGATATCCCCATCCTTATCCAGCCGCAGCGGGAGCTCAACCGTGCTCTCAGTCAGCTATCCCGTATACTGGAGCTGTCGGGAAACCCCATCGCCGTCCTCGAGAACATCGAATCAGCCGAGGACATCAAGGTCCAGCCGGGCGCCCTGTGGACCATACCCGAGGACGCCAGGGCTTATCTTCTGGACTTATTGCAAGGCGGCGGAGTCAGGCTGCATGTCGATTATATAGATTTGTTGTACCGTGCCCTTCACGATATCTCGGAGACGCCCCAGGCTGCCTGGGGAGGTATCGAGAAGGAGCTATCCGGCGCAGCCCTGAACGTCGAGCTCGGCAGCCTTATTCAGAAGGTGATCCGAAAACGTACCATCAGGACCAACGCCTATCACCAGCGTAACGCCATGATATTGAGGCTGGCGGAGATGTTTATGAACGAGAACTTTGAGGGAGTGAACCATAGAGTGGTCTGGGGCCAAGTACTACCCCAGGATGTCGATAGACAGGCCCAGACCGAGCAGCTACTGGTCCAGGCCGGAGTCCACAGCCGGAGGACCGCCATGGACGAAATGGGGATCCAGGACCCCGACGGGGAATTCTCCAGGTGGTTGGAGGAGAGAGGCAGGATCCTCAAGATGAATCAGGAGTTTAGGGCAGCTTCCACACGTGGTGGAGCGAGAGAGAGAGCGGTTGCCGCGGAGCCTGCTCGCCAAGCTTTAGCAGGCGAGATGGAAGCGCCTGAGTAATAACTCACCTCTCGGTCAGTGCGGGTCCCGATTTATTGGGACGAAGCAATCTCAAGAGGAATAGGAGAAACATATGGAAAACGGAACCCCAGAAACTAAAGAAACTCAGAACAACGCTCCGGAACCCGAGGACCTGGAGGCCATCAAGGCCCAGCTCGAGGAGGAGAAGGAGGCTAAGGCCGCTGTCGAGGCCGCCCTGGCTGAAAAGGACGCTCGCATCGCCGAGCTGCAAGCCGAAGGCGAAGCATTGCGAGCAGAGCGAAGCAATCTCCAAGCCTCGCTAAGCGAAGCGACCCAGGGAAGCGAAGCAGCCGCCGCCGAACTCGAGCAGGTCAAGGAAGCCAACTCCCAGGCCGTGGCCAAGTACCTCGATGCCGTCAGGGCTACCAATCCCACCATTCCCCAGGACATCATCACCGGCGACACCATCGAGGAGATAGACGCTTCGCTGGCGAAGGCTACCACCATCGCCGAGTCCGTCAAGGCCAGCCTCGAAGCCCAGGCCAAAGAGACCAGGGTCCCGGCAGGGGCACCACCCAGGGGCGAGATATCCATTGAGGGCTTATCTCCCCGGGAGAAGATCGCCGCTGGAATCCAGCAAAAAGGAGGAACTAGCTAATCATGAGCATATCATTAGCAGAAGCGAGTAAGCTCTCGACCGATATCCTGCTTAAGGGAATCATCGAGACCATCGTCAAGGACAGCCCCATCTTACAGGAGCTGCCCTTCATCCAGATCGTGGGCAATAGCCTGAAGTACAACCGGGAAAGGACCTTGCCGACCGTGGCCTGGTACGACCCCGTCACCGATACCTGGACCACCTCAGAGCCCGAGTTCGAGCAGTGCTCCGCCAGCCTCTGCATCCTGGGCGGAGACGCCGACGTGGACAACTTCCTTAAGGCCACCCGCTCTAACATTCAGGACCTCGAGGCCGCCGTCATCGAGCAGAAGGCCAAGGCCCTGAGGAATGAGTTCGAGAACGCCTTCCTGAACGGGGACTCCGGTGTCAACGCCAAGCAGCCCGACGGCCTGTATAAGACCATGAAGGGCACAGCCTGGGAGGCCAGCACTGCCTATTCCCTGGGAGATGTCGTTGTCCCCACCGCCGGCCTCGAGAACGGCTTTCGGTATGAGTGTACCACCGCTGGCACATCGGATGCTTCCGAGCCCACTTGGAAGACCACCGAGGGCGAGACCAACAGCGACGGCTCCGTGGTCTGGACCTGTCGCTACGGCAATCACCTCGGCTCGGGGGCCAATGGCGCAACCCTCTCCTTGACCAGCATGGACAAGCTCATTGACCTTGTCAGGGGCGGCAAGCCCGACCTGCTCTTAATGAGCCGCCGGTCCCGCCGGAAGCTGGCAGCGCTGGCCAGGGCCCAGGGCAGCAACCTGCAGGTCGGCCAGGGCAAGCTCGGCGAGTTCGTTGAGCTCTACAACGGCATCCCTGTCCGTGTCAACGATTGGGTTAAGGATAGCTACACCGTGGGCACGTCCTCGGATTGCTCGGCTATCTTCGCCTTCCAGATAGGAGAGGGTGCGGTCTGCGGCCTTACCAGCCCCGAGATGATTCAGGTCGAGCGTCTCGGCTCCCTGGAGACCAAGGACGCCGCCAGGACCAGGGTCAAGTGGTATGTATCCCTGGCCAACTTCTCCATCGTCAAGGCCGCCATGCTCACAGGAGTGAGGGACTAGCGGAAGGCAGGAGTCAGTAGTCGGAATTCAGAATCTACTGACTCCTACCTCCCCAATCCCCCTCTTAAGATAAGAGGGGCCAGGGGAGTTATGAAAAGGGGAGGCATGAAATGAACCTGACAGAAATGAGAGCCCGGGTCCGGGAGGACCTCCAGGACACCGACAGCCAAAACTACCGCTGGACGGACGACGAGGTCGACGGAGCCATCGACAGGGTAGTTACGGAGTACTCCCTCCACGCCCCCATCGAGCAGCAGGGCGATATCGCCACCACCGACGGGGATACCGAGCTCGATATCTCTTCCCTGACAGGACTGCTCGAAGTCGAGTCCGTCGAGTTCCCCATTGGCCAGACCCCTAAATATCTCCAGAGGACCGAGTACTGGGCCGGCCACCTTTACATGCAGGACGAAGGCAACGGCAACGACGCCCGTGTCCGCTGGCTTAAGAAGCACACCCTGGACGCCCAGTCCACTACTATCCCGACGGAGCACGAGGAGATTATAGTTCTCGGCGCCACAGGCTACTTAGCCATGTCAGCCTCGGCCTACACGGTGGACCGGGCCAGCATCGCCGGCAGGCACGCCACCATCAACTATAAAGCCTGGGGTAAGGAACGCCTTGACCGCTACGACAAGAAGCTCAAAGCCGTCTCCCGCACCTCTAAAGTCATCCCTCATCAGCTCTACACCGATGAATGAAAGGATCCCCCTCTTAAGATAAGAGGGGCTAGGGGAGTTATGAGGTCAGGGGAGTTATGATAGAAGTCGGCATCCTCAAGAACTTCGACAGCGGGACCTACAAGGCGGGCGTCCAGCTCGCAGGGTCCCTCACGACTTACTTCGACGACATCAACGTGGCCAGGAATATCCCCTCTGGCGCCATGGTCATTGGCAACTATGTCATCGTGGCCATTCCCGGAGGCAATCCAAGGGATGCCTGCGTCATCGCCACCTGGCCCCAGGGCAGCCCTGGCGGAGGCGCCTTTCTCGATTTATCCGATACTCCCTCCAGCTATGAAGACCAGGCCGGCAAAGTTCCTAGTGTAAATAGCGGAGAAAGTGCACTGGAGTTTGTCGGCCCTACCCTTCTTGCCGACCTTGTCCGGGCTGCCAACTTCCAGATGATTCCAACAGCAGGAGGGTGGACAGAAGAAGTAAACGGCTCGGGCGTTACAGGCCAGCAGCCGTTTCGTAACCTTGTCTATGTAAATGCTGGAGCTGCTGGCTCGTACGCCAGGCTATACACCCAGGCTTACGGATTCAATGAGGGAGGCACATACCAGTTCATTAATTGGGGTAAAGAGCTGTTATACATATTTAACTACTCTCGATATACCAGCCAGGCTGCTACGAAAGCATGGGTGCAGTTAGCGGAAACTGGAATATCGTACGCAGATTTATCCAGCAAGGGGATAGGTATAGTAGCTAAAAACATGTCCCTCTACGGAGAGTCTTATGGCACAAGCCGTGCTGAGCACAGTCTGAATACGACTCTGGCGAACCAGGAGCAATGCCAGATTGTAATGCATCTTAGCTCTGGCAATTTCGTAAAGTGGTATGTCAACGGAACCTTGAAGGCTACAGAAAGTACACCAGGCAAATTCCCATCAGGCGTAGGAACGGTGGCTATCTGGATGAATCATGCTATCTATGATGGAGGAATTGCTACGACTGGTTTAACAGTTTCAAACATGATGCAAGGGAAAGTCTGGCAAGCGAGATGAAAATGGAAACCATAACCAAAGTAAAAGAAGTGCTCTCACGCATAAGGAGGGAAATCATGCCTAAGTCAAAAGTCAAAGAAGCAATAGAAAAAGAAATCACCAAGGAGGGGCTCCCTAAAGAGGCCTTCGCCATCGTCGGCGACCCGGAGGATCCTGAGACCTGGAAGCTCCCCCACCATACCAAAGCCATCTTCCGGGCTCTAAGGGGCAGGATGAACATCGAGAAGACCGTGGACTGGGACCGCATGCCGGCAGCCGTCGCTGCCCTCAGCCGCGGCGGTTACCGCGGGGAGAGAGTCCGGGCCTCCGGGGAAGACATCATCCAGGCCGCCCGGCATTTAGCCAGGCATTATGAAAAGGCCGGGAAGTCCGTCCCCGACACCCTGGGCGTCCTGATTTGACATAACCATGCTCAGGAACGAAGGCTCGGAGTATAAAGAGTCGCAAAAACCGATTCAGGGGCTTTCTTGAGCTTCTCAGGGCCTCTAAGGAGGTTTACTAATGGCACACACTTGTGAGATTTGTGGACAGGAATGCTACTGCGACATGGATGACACTGGCGGGCTTCCTCAGCCAGATGATTGTGTTCACTTCTTGCATCACAAAGAGACTGGCGGAGACGGCGAATATGATCTAGACGATGATGAGGAGGATAATTGAAAATGGCAGAA